TAATGTTTGTAATTTTATTATCTTTTAATTTTGATAAGCTTTCAAATGTTTTATCTGAACACTTACCATATCTTAGTTGCATTAACATTTTTTGAAATTTTATATCACCATCTTGTCTTACCATTTTATTTAGATAAATTGTATCTAAATTTAATTTTTCCCATATTTCTGATTTAAAACAGTAGTCACCACTAACTGGTTCTAATTGACAAAAATCACCTGTTAAAACTAGTTGAAGTCCACCAAATGGTTTTGAATTATATCTAACTAATGATAAATATTCTGATACTTTATTAAATAAGTCAATATCAAGCATTGAAATTTCATCAATGATTAATACTTTTAATGCACGTAATCTTTTAACTGTATGAGGACGATTCCTACGAGTATATTCAAAAATATCTTTAGCTGAATCTTTAGCTAATCCTATACCTAAATAAGAATGAATAGTTTTACCACTAATTAAAAACGCTGCTGAACCTGTTGTTGCTGTTACACCATAAGCATTACCTTCCATTTCACAATGTTCAATCATTTTTTTAAGTGTAACTGATTTACCTGTTCCTGCTGGTCCAGTTAAAAATATATTTTTATTTTCTTTAAAAGATACTAATGCAGATTGTTGTTCAAAATTTAAAATTAATTCTTTTTGTTCTTCTTCTTCCTCTTCAATAATATCAGTATCTATATTAATTGTTTTAGTCTTTTTTTTAGGTTTTGGTTTATTTTTTACTTTTAGTAAATGTTCATTAATATCTGCTGCTGGTAAATTTACTTTTTTAGCAGCAGCATTTACATCTAAACCATCTTCATTAATTAGTTGTTCGGCTATACTTAATAATTTGCCAATGATACTTCCTAATGTTCTTTTATGATTGGTAGCAATATCTGTCATATTTTTCTTATCTTTAATTTCATTTAATAAAGTTTTAATTTCATCTTCAGACCAACGTGAACCTGCGTTAGCTGTTTCTGGTTTTTCTTTTAATGCTTTAATTTTATTATACATCTATGATACTATTTATATTAATGATTTTAATAATAATAAATCAATTTTTTTTAAGTAAAATTACTTTAATAATTATATTTTGTAAACAACGATATAAATATAAGAAAAATTTATATAATAAATTATTATTATTTTTAATTATAGGTTGTGGTTCAATATCATCATCATCGTAAAGCGGAATTTTAATTGGCGATAATTTAGGAGGATAAAAAATTTTATTATTATCTAACATAATATTATTATATAAAATTTTATTGAAAATAATTATCAATTTTTTCTTAATAATGGTTCGGTTAATAGTTCGGAGTTATAAGTTATTTGAGGAGGAGTTAATATAATTTTAATTATATTATTAAATCCATTAATTATTAAATTAATTTTATTTTTCATGCTATTCTTAATCATATTATAATTATAATATAAAAAATTTATTCTAAACAAGAAAAAACCATTGTTAATAAATCATAACTGCAACAACAACAAACACAACAACATAAATCAAATGAACTATCTTCATTAGGTTGTTCAAATCTATTATTAAGTGGATTTATAATTACATTTACTGGAGAAAATTCTTCTGTTTGCATAATAAATAATAATAGAAATAATTCTCTATAATAAACTTAATTTTGGCTTATAATTTCGAATTAGATAATATCTAGATACATAAGGTTCTTTAATTAATAATTCTGATAATTTTTTCTTTTCAATTTGTCTTTCTGAGTTTGTATAGTAAACATTAGCAATTCTATATCCTTTCTTATTAGGTAGTGTACACATTATTGCTAAGCAATGAGCACAAGGAGATGAGGAACCAACGGTACCAGATAAAGTAGTTTTTATTACAAAAATATTAATTGGTAATAATTTTTTTGTATCGCGATTCTTTAATTTTCTAATAGCATTATGCTCTGCATGATAACTAATATTATAATTTGACCAATTTTGACCAAAAGTAAGAGGAATTATATTTGAACCAGATTCTTCAAAAACCATAGCGATATGTAAATTATTTTTATCAAGTTTTATACAAGGACAACCATCAAGGTTTCTTGCAAGACGTAAATTAACCATATCATCCATATAATTAAATAGAGAAATTGTATGTCTAGAATGCGAGGAGGATACCTCACCAATTAAATTATTACTTTTAATTGACATAATATAATATAAATTAATGTCTTAAATAGTATTTATTCAATTTTATTATAAAATAATTATAACTTTTATCTTACTTGATAAGTCCATTTTCGTATAGATTAATTAGCATTTCGGTACTATTAATAATACTTTCTTCATCTGAAGTTAGTTCAACTGATTTAATAAATCCTGACAAATCAACACCACCTTTATCTCTTAGAATCTTAAATATATTAAAAGGTAGTGATTTGATAAAAGTTTTTTTATGGTCAAAAGGAATTTTGAAAGAAAAACGGTTAACTGGTTGTGTAGATGGACTAACTGCTTGTATAGCTTGATTAACTGCATGTATGGCTTGATTAACTACTAGCAAAGGTTCAACTTGTGTTGGTTGAGGTTGAGTTTGAACAACTACATTAGTTGGTTGAGGTTGAACAACTACATTAGTTGGTTGAGGTTGAACAACTACATTAGTTGGTTGAGGTTGAGGTTGAGGTTGAGGTTGAGTTTGAACAACTACATTAGTTGGTTGAGGTTGAACAACTACATTAGTTGGTTGAGGTTGAACAACTACATTAGTTGGTTGAGGTTGAACAACTACATTAGTTGGTTGAGGTTGAGGTTGAGGTTGAGGTTGAGGTTGAATAATTGTCTCTGTCATTTTAGCTGCTTTTTCTTGGAAATTTCTTAAGAGAAGAACATCTTCATAAGTATCATTACTAAGAGTTCTCATAAATTTAGACACTTGATTTGTTTTATCTTTTTTAGAAGATTTATAATTAGGTTGATTATTACGAGAACGTTTATTATTAGGAAGAATATTAATTATATCAACAGCTCCCCTCTTTCTCTTATTGGAACCAGACTTCAATTCAATTTTACTAGTTACAGGACTTACTGTAGTCCAAAATTCACGCGGAAATTGAAAATTAGGTGAATTATGAATTTTTTTTATGTTAGGAAAATCTTGTTCAGTAAGACCAGCTACATATTGTGTAAACTGTTTAAAGATATAGTTAATTTTAGATTGATTGATTTCAGTTAGTCCCATTTTTTTCATATAAATGTTTATACCAAACTCTTTAACTTTATCAAGGTCATAATTATCCCCGAATTTTTCATAATATTTAGTTAGAATATTATGAAAAATTTTAGACTTTGAAGAAATATTTAAAGTATTTTTAGGAGAATCACCATCATCACTATCAGATTCATATTGTGTATTATGTTTAGACATAACATATTAAAATTACCTTAAATAAATAAATTTTCAATTTTTTAAAAAAAGTAAAAAATTGATTAATAAACAATATATATTTTTGTATTATCATATATATGTACCACCAAAAAGCTTTAAAAAAATATAATTCGAATAAAGTAAAATTAACACCAGCATCTAATATTGAGACTATAGTTATTTCTCGAGTACCATTAAAATTGGATTATAAAACATCAAAAACAATAATTTGTTATTGTGGAGATAAAAAATGTGAGTTTAATTGTGGTGTGTTAATATGCGGATGTATTGATATTTGTCGCAAACATAATGATTTTTACTGAAATGAAGAATTATATTTTTAAATCAATAAAAAATTTATTTAATACATAATGAAATTCATTATCTGGACATATCAAATATAAATTTTTATAAAACATCCAATCTTTGTGAATGCTATTCCAATACCAACCATTACGAGGATCTCTATAATCAAATAAACACCACGCACCACAATGATGAAAATATTTTTTTACAATAGATTTTTTAATATCTTCATTAGTTGTATTAAAATATAAACCTTGTTTACCTGCATAATTATTTTTTAATTCTAATGGACATAAAGTATTTACTTTATAAATATAATCCATATCTGAATTAGTGTATTTGATTTCGAATGAATTAATTAATACAATTAAGAAAATTAAATAATAAATACTTTCATATATTATATTTTTCATAAGAATGTCTAATATAATAACTAATTTTTCTTTAATAATGTTTTGAAATTTTGTCTAATTTTACTATTATAATCAATTAATTCTACCTTCTTCATATTTGGAGACATTTTTTTACAAATTGGAAAATCATGATATTGTGCATATAGAATAGATGCAATTTTATTAGTTACTTTTAAAATACTTTTATTCTTATATTTTTTAAAAAAATGCATACAAGATGTGTACTTTAAATCAAGAATATTATATAATTTTAAATAAAACTCAGGTTTAACTAAAGCATTTGAACCTAATTTAATACAATCTATTACTAATTCATTCCATTCAGGATTATTTTTAGGATCAGGAATATTATTATGAACACTAAATTGACATAATAAAATAATTAAATTTATTATATGTTCTAAATATTCTTCTGGAAAATAATCAAAGATTCTTAATTCAATACCATGTTTAGCAAATTTATTATAATTAAAATCATAACCAATAGTTTGTGGTGGATTATAAGGAGAATTTTTATGTAATTTTTTAAAATAATCTGGAGGTTCATAATCATTCAACATTTTGCCTTTTTCCATTTTTATTGTATCATAAGTACCTAATCCAATATATCTACTCATTGCTAATCTTAGAGAACCAGCTGCATAGTTTTTATTTAGTATATTGAATATATCAGGAGAACCATACAATGCAATTAATAATGGTTCAACCCATTGAATAGCTCTAATTGCATTACTATGGACATCTTTAAATTTATCTTGATTAGCAATTTCATTTTTGGAATTTAATTCAGTTGGTAAAGTAATATTTATATGATAAGTACCATTATTACATATGGCTAAATTATTCAAGTTTGTTTGAAATTTAGCAAAACCAAAATTAAAAGGTGGATAAATTATTTTGTCTTTAAAAATATAATTTTTTGAAGTTGATAATGGGTTGTTTTTTACTAATAATTCATTAATTTCTTTTAAAAATATTTCTTTAACTGTAGTTAATTCTTTCAAACAATCTACAACATTTGTTTTATAAAAATTAAAAGTAGTAAATTCAATTGTATCTCCATCGTAAATCATATTTTTATCAAATAATTTATTGAATACATTACTATTTTCTTTTAAATAATCATCAATAGTTTTACCATTGAATTTTGGATTAGGTTCTGCTAATTTGGTATATTTTCTTATTGGTTCCCCTAATAAGTCAGTTTTTTGAAATAGATAACTATTAATGTAAGTTGGTACATATATTTTTTCTGGTAATAAATTTAATGCAGCCATCATTTCTTCATTTTTATAATTTTCCCAATAATTTACAGAATACCGTTCTCTTTTATGATTAGAAAGTAAAAATTTTTTTTCTACTTCTTGTAATTTTTCAAACATTAAATATGATTCATTTTCTATTCCAATTCCCCAATATTCTTTATCTTTTTGCTTACTGTTTATTAAATCGCTATAAAAATCTATATACTTATTATGCTTTTCTTGTGAGTATTTATAATGATTTTCAGAAATATCAGTCATCTACTACAAGGTAGAATTTAATTATAAAACGTATAAATTATTTTATAAAATACATTAATATGGATTATCATTCAAAATATTTAAAATATAAAGAAAAGTATTTAAAATTAAAAAATGGTGGAGGTTTGATAGAAGGAGGTGGAGATTTGTTAGAAGGAGGTCGAGATTTGTTAGAAGGAGATAAAAATAAGTTAGAAGAAGGTGAAAATATGGATTTTTTCTTTAATTTTAATGAAAAGAAACCAGTTATATTAAATAATTATGAAAAATTTAATAATTTATCATTAATAGAAACACCAATGAAAAAAATTGGTAAAGCAAGTGCTAATGGATTTATTTATAAAATAAAATTTAATAATAGTAATAAAACAGATTCATTTAATACTATATTAAAAACATCAATAGAAAAATCTTCCGATAATAATTATTACGAATATGTAGTTGGTAATTGTATTAATAAAATTAAAGAATATTTTCCAAATTTTGTTTATACGTTTAATTATTTAGTTTTAAATGATTCATTAAAAAAACAATTAAATAGTTCTAATAATTTTGTAGATTTACCTACTTTTATTAATAATGCGAATATTAAAAATATTAATTTAAATGAAATGCAAAATAATATTAATATAGGACAAGGTTGTCAAAATAACAATAGGGCCTCTGTGCTAATTGAATATATTCCTAATAGTTTATCATTAGGTGATTTAACGAAAAATCCTTATATTTTAAGTAGTATTAATAATTTAAACACTGAACTTTATAATATATTATTTCAAATTTATGCTACTTTATCTGCTTTAAAAGAAATTTATACTCATTATGACCTTCATACAGATAATGTAATGTTTATTGAAATTCCTGAGGGGAAAAAAATTAAGATTGATTATAAATTACATGATAAAACCGTTTCAATTTATACATCATTTGTTCCAGTAATATTAGACTATGGACGCTCATTCATAAATTGTTTAGGTATAGATCAAACAATTTATTCAAAAATATTTTCGGAAGTAGTTTGTAACAATCCTAATTGTAATTCATTAAAACATCCAGAATGTAGTTCTAGAAATGTTGGTTTAGTAATTGATAGAAATAAAGATGAAAATTATTCTAAACAAGATGATTTCTATTATATAAATTTGCGTAATAAAAATGAATCATTTGATTTAAGATATTTACATAATCTTATGTTATCTGTTGATGAATCTTTATTAATAAAGAAAGCTTATAAAAAATATTTTGATAAAGAAACTAATTGGGTATCAAAAGACATGTTTGGGAAAATCAAATCAGATAAAAATGGTACACCTATAATTAATTATGGGGTTAAAGAAGATTTATCGGATATAACATATACAGGAAAAATTTCAAACACAGATGATTGTTTTAGATGGTTATTAAGTATACATTCTACATTTTATACAACTACAGTTCCAAAAGATTTATATGGTATAATGAAAATTAATTATAATTTTAGTGAGAAAGTTAAATGGACTTTTCAAAAAAATAATTAATTATTAATTTTATATTTTTTCTAGGGTCTTTTATATAAAAATATATAATGAAACATTTAATAATTTTTTTAATAATAATAGTAGGTATACTTATAATTAAATGCGCTACCATTGAAACATTTAAAAATGAAAAGGAAAATTATATTCAACCTAAAGTAGAATTAAAATACTCTTTCCAAATAGAAGGTAGAGGTGCTTTTGCGCTTAAAGACTATGCAAAAGGAGATGTTATTGAAATATGTCCCGGTATTTTACAAAAAACAGAAGAAGCAAATGGTAATATTAGAGATTATCTTTTTAGATACGATGAAGATTTTTCTATGGTTGGTTTTGGTTATTGTTCTATGTATAATCATTCTGATAAACCAAATGCAACTTGGGAAATAATAGATGATGAAAAAATTAAAATAATTGTTACTAAACCTATTTCAGCTGGTGATGAAATATTTGTTTCATACGGAGACGAATATTGGAAAACAAGAACCGATTACTTGAATAAAAAATAATTAATTTTTTTTTATAATTATTATCTATAAAATTATAAATGCAAAGTATATATTCTGATAAAAATAGTCTAATTAATACAGATACTTCTAATAATAAAGAATATGATTATATTATTGTTGGAGGCGGACCAACAGGTATGACACTAGCTTGGATTTTAGGATCACAAAATAAAAAAATATTGTTGCTGGAACAAGAAGAGATGTTAGGTGGATGCCATAGAGTTCATCGTATTGATGGTTATTTTAGTGAACATGGACCAAGAGTTTATTCAAATTCATATTTAATGTTTATAGAATTATTGAAAGATATGGAGATTGATTTTTTTCAAATTTTTACAGAATATAAAGCATCTATTGCTAAAATAGATAAAAAAACAATTGCGTCATTAACTAAAAAAGAGAAATGGGCATTATTTTTGGTTTTTTTAAGATTAATAATTGATTCAAATTATGGTAAGGATATATCTGTTCAACAATTCATGGATAAAAAATAATTTTCTGAAGGTTCAAAAGATTATATTCAAAAATTATGTAGATTAACAGATGGAGCTTCAAGTGAAAATTATACATTATTTCAATTTCTTCAATTACAAAATCAACAATATTTTTATAAATTATATCAACCTAAATTACCAAATGATAAAGGATTAATCTATTTATGGGAAGAAAAATTAAAAAGTACTAAAAATGTAACTATTGTTAAAAATACCAAAGTATCAAGATTAAATAAAGTTGATAATAAAATAGAAAATATAACTTGTTTAATTGATGGTGTTTTTAATACATTTACTGCAAAAAAAATTATTTTAACAATTCCACCAAAACCATTATATCATCTATTAAATAGTTCTAAAGGTGTAGAGAAAGTATTTGGTGATTTAAAAGAATGGAAATCAAAAAATAGTTATTTTGATTATATTCCATTGACTTTTCATTATAAAAATAAAATTGACTTGCCTAAAATAGGTGGTTTTCCAAAAACTGCATGGGGTATTGCTTTCATTATTTTATCTAATTATATGGAGTTTAATGATGAACCATCTAAAAGTGTAATTAGTATTACTATAACATTTACAGATGTACCAAATGAAAATGGAAAAACAGTAAATCAATGTTCAAAAGAAGAAATAATTGAATACGTACAAAGTCAATTACCATTTTTCCCTGTTCCTGATAAAGTTATTATTTCTCCAAATGTTATTAGATTGAATGATACATGGATAAATTTAGATACAGCTTATGTAGTTACAACTGATAATGCATTTATTGAATCCAGTAATAAAGAAATAGATAATTTATTTGCTGTTGGAATTCATAATGGTAATAGTAATTATCATTTTACATCTATTGAATCTGCTATTGAAAATGCTATAGAATTTGGTAAAAAAGAAATACCCGATTTAAAATATAAATTTCCTTCTATAAAACATATCGATTTAGCAGAAATTATATACAATATTATATTGATTATTTTATTTGTTATTGTACTTTTTATTATAAAAGTATATTTTTTCAATAATAAGAAAAGCAA